ATAGACTGCGGCCATGCCATACGCCCCCGAACTTAAAGAAGCTGCCAAACGCCTCTATTTACGCCGCTGCAAGCCGCGTGAAATTCAGGCGCAATTGTCCCTGCCCAACATCCGGATCATTTACTACTGGATCCGCCAGGGTGAGTGGGACGACATGCTGTCGGATGAAGAACCGCTGACGGCCGTCGGCCGGCGAATCACCCTCCTCCTGGACAAAGCCACGTCACTGACCAAGGCCGACCTGGACGAGCTCGACCGATTGACCACGGTTCGCGAACGGCTGTTGAAGCAATCCTCGAAACCGGCACCGGCGCCGATCGGCGATCCGCCGGCGGACGATGGCCAGCGCCGAGAAGGACAGCGCAGCGAGCGTCGGGACCGAGGCGATCGCGGCGACAAGGGCGGGAAGAAGCGCGAGAAGAAAGCCAAAAACGAAGTCGGCGAGCTGACGGAAGTGGACTTTCTCGACAAGTTCATCAGCAAAATGTACGGCTACCAGAAAGAACTGTTCGCCGCCAAACAGAACCCGCTGACGGCGCGGATCCGCAACATCCTGAAAAGCCGTCAGGTCGGTCTGACGTATTACTTCGCCGGCGAAGCGTTCATGGACGCGGTACTGACCGGTGACAATCAGATTTTCCTGTCGGCCAGCCGCGCCCAGTCCGAGATTTTCCGCAGCTACATCATCTCGTTTGCCCAGGAGTGGTTTGGCCTGGAGCTGACCGGCAACCCGATTGTGCTCAGCAAAGACGGCAAGCCATGGGCCGAGCTGCGTTTCCTCAGCACCAACAGCAGCACCGCCCAGGGTCACCATGGCCACGTCTACGTCGACGAGTACTTCTGGATCCGCGACTTCGAGAAGCTGAACACCGTTGCCAGTGCCATGGCCACCCACAAGAAGTGGCGGAAGACTTACTTCTCCACGCCCAGCGCGGTATCGCACCAAGCCTATCCGTTCTGGACCGGCGAGAAATTCCGCAACAGCAAACGCAAAAACGCCAAGGATCCGTGGCCGAGCGAAGCACAAGCCGCGGCTGGCACGCTGTGTCCGGACGGGCAATGGCGCAAGGTCATTACCATCCTCGACGCCATTGCCGGCGGCTGCAATCTGTTCGACCTCGAGCAGCTGCAGCTGGAGTACGACGAGGACAAATTTCAGCAGCTGTTCATGTGCAAATTCATCGACAGCACGCAGAGCGCCTTTTCCCTGGTCGACCTGGAGCGCTGTTATTCCGACCTGTCGTTGTGGACCGACTACGACCCCGACGATCCGCGCCCATTCGGCAACAGCCCCGTGTGGATTGGCTACGACCCGAGCCGCACCCGCGACGACGCCAGCTGCGTGGTCATCGCCCCGCCGATCGAGGACGGCGGCAAGTTCCGGATCCTGGAGAAGCACAGCTGGCGTGGGCAGTCGTTCAAGTACCAAGCCGAGCAAGTCAAGAAACTCACCGAGCGCTTCAACGTGCAGCACATCGGCATCGATACCACCGGCATCGGTTACGGCGTGTTCGACCTGGTGCGCGATTTCTACCCGCGTGCGACCTCAATCCACTACAGCCTCGAAACCAAAAACACCCTGGTACTCAAGGCGCAGGACACGATTCAAGGCAGCCGTATCGAGTGGGATGCCGGCTGGAACGATATCGCTCAGGCGTTCCTGACGATCAAGCGTGGTACCACCGGCGGTGGCCAGGTCACCTACAGCGCGTCGCGTACCGACGCCTCGGGTCATGCCGATATCGCGTGGGCAATCATGCACGCCCTAGCTCACGAACCTCTCAACACCAACAAACAGCGGCGCAGCCGCTACACACTCAGCGGACCAAGTACCCATGGGCAAACCAGCAAAAAACCAGCCGCAAAAACCAGCACCAGGTCCGATGCGGGCATTCTCATTCGGTGCACCAGAACAGGTCCTGACCGAGAACATCGGGCATTACCTGGGCGTGTTCGCCACCCACGACGGAAAGACCTACACGCCGCCGGTGTCACGCCAAGGCCTGGCCAAGCTGCTGCGCGCCAACGCGCACCACGGCGCCATTCCGGGGTTCAAGCGCAACCTGTTGCTGCGTGAGTTCATTGCTTCGGAAGGTTGTTCAGTTCAGACCATGAGCCGCGCCGGGTTGGATTTCATGGTGTTCGGCGAGGCGTACTTTCTGCGCAACCGCAATGCCTTCGGCCAGGTGCTGCAGATGGATCATCTACCGACGATCAACATGCGGGTCAGGGTTGGTGGCGGGTTTGTGATGCTGCTGCCGGACGGCAAAGAGGTGGAATTCGAAGAGAATGAAGTCGAGCACGTCATGAACTACGACGTGGAACAGAACATTTACGGCGTACCCGACTACCTGGGCGGCATGCAGGCGCTGTTGCTCAACGAGGCCGCTACCCTCTTTCGGCGCCGCTACTACAGCAACGGCGCGCACGCCGGTTACATCTTCTACACCAACGATCCGAACCTGACCGAGGAGGACGAAGAGTCCCTGCGCGATCAGATCAGCGCGAGCAAGGGCGTGGGCAACTTCCGATCGATGTTCGTGAACATTCCAGGCGGCGCCGAGAAAGCGATTCAGATCATCCCAGTGGGGGACTTTCAGGCCAAGGACGAGCTGGAAAAGGTCAAGAACATCACCCGCAACGACGTGATCGCCGCCTGGCGAATGAACCCCGCGCTGGCCGGCATCATCCCGGAAAACAGCGCGGGCTTTGGCGATATCGAAAAGATCGATCGCGTATACACCAGCAACGAGATCCGGCCGATCTGCCAGCTGTTCAATCAGTTGAATGACACGCTACGGGAAGACAGGCGATTCACCTGGAAGAAACAAGATGAAGCAGTTGATTCCACTACATCCAGTGCATAGCTAAGAGATTGCCACTACATATTGTGGCAAACTAGTGGCGATTAGCTGCCCTGGGGAGGGACACAATGCGAGTTGAATGCAAATGCGGACACAGAGGACGGATCGCTTCACGAGAGAAGTTATCCACGGAGTTTGCGAAGCTGTACTGCCAGTGCCTGGACGCAAAGTGCGGGCACACCTGGGTCGCGAATCTGACGTTTTCGCACACGTTGAGCCCATCAGCTCAGTCATTCGAAAGGATGTTGTTCGACCGTTTGCGGGACTTGCCCAGAACGAAACAGCGGGAGCTCTTTGAGCAGCTTGGGTCACAGGCAGTGGCGTGAGGCGCAAACCGCCGACTCGGAATTGTCGGCGATCGGTTACATGGAAAAGGATATTAGCTGCCGGCGGGCTCTTCTGGGTTGGTTGCTAACGCCTCTGACATTCGTCGCAGTTGAAGTTGCTCCTGCTCACTCAACAAGCGATATAGCCGGATAAGACGATGTTCAATCTGAGTCAAGCCAAGCCATTCAAATTCCGGGATTCCAACGCTGACGCGTTCGTTGTTCGTGCGATCCAAAATGCTTACTACTCCATAAAGTGCATTACTGAATCGACGTTATCGGGGCGGGAATGGCTTTAGAACGGGGGGGGGTGACCAATGTCGCACATGCTTTGTTACAGGTTAATTCCGAGAGCGGGCGGCATCGTCTGCCATGGCTTGCAGAAAACGACGAATCGCTTCTTGGTCGAACGGAGTAATGCTTCTGTACTGCGTAATCAACTTCTCTTCATCTGGGGTAAACAATTGTCCGAGCGGCGTAGAACGGCGGCCTGTCAACACGAAGGCTGCATCCACTCCACGTTCTTCCAATGCCGTCACATACCGAAGGTCGAGCGAACTAGCTCCCAATTCATAGTTTTTTTGGGTTCCCCGACTTACCCCAAGAAGCACTCCAAACTCTGTTTGATTTAGCCCTAAGCGCTCGCGCTCTTCCCTCAGGCGTTCACCTACTTGATCCGCTATGAGCATTTTTTTATTCACCACCGTTGACTTGATCAATTTTTTGACCAAGAATCACCACAGACAAACGCAAACAAACACAATTGAACAGAGTGAACACTATGCCCGCCACTGTTACGCCCGAGCAAGCCCGTGCGGATCTGGATCGCAGAGGAGTGAGCATTGCGGAGTTCAGCCGAAAGTACGGACTGAACAAAAATTTAGTCAGCGACCTATTGAACGGTCGGATCAAAGGTCGCCGTGGGGAGGCACATCGCGCCGCCGTGTTGCTCGGGATCAAAGACGGCGTGATTGAACAGTAATGGC